ACTCCGGCGTCTTGCCGGAGCCGCGGTTACCGGGCTGGTCCGAGAGCAGCTCCGCGACCTGCTCGCCCGTCATGCCGTGAGCGAACGTGCTCAGGTCCCGCACAGCGTTCTTCTCGTGCCGGTGGACCGCCTCCTGCATCCACATCCGCAGGTCGTCGTTATGGTTGGCCCAGGAGTGGCGCTGCACGAGAGCGTACAGGACGCGTGCGTCCGAGACGCGGCGCGTCCGACGGTGGACCTCTGCGTGCAGCGCTGTGGCGAGGCTCATGGCTTGGGCGCCCCCTGCACCGGCTCCTCTGTCTGCGTGCGGTGCTGCGTCAGCGAGGCCTCGAGCGCGATCAGGCGCAGGAGGACTTCGTCGAGCTTCTGCCCGGTGTTCAGCGGCTTGGGTTTCTTCGGTCCCTTCGGCTTCTTCGGTTTCTCGTTCTTCATGGCCTCTCCAGCAGCAGGATCCGCGTGTCCCTGAGCTCCTCCTGTCCGATGCGGTCGCCCGCGACGAGCAGATCGGACACCTGGTGCGGGAATACCTCCGGCCCCTTCACCTGCGGGTCGTCGCTGTAGTCATGCACCCCGAGCAGGTCACGCGGGCGGAGAATATCCCAGTACAGGTGCGCTTCGAGCTCCTTGTTGCCGCCGTCGCAGTAGACCATGGCCCTGCCGTCGCTCCGCCGCAGCTCCTGGGCGACCATCTGGACGGTCGCCGGCTCCCAGGCGTCCATGTCGTGCAGTTCCGCCCTGATCCGCGACCGGTTCAGGTCTCGCATCTTGTTGACCACCCGAGCATCGACGTGGTGAACGCCCAGGTTGACTCCCACGTAGCGGAACATGGGATCGTATTCCGCCACGGACAACAGCAGCGACGCCAGTCCTCCGTCGAGCACGCCGATCTCCACGAACATGCCCACCCGCATGTCCTGGATGATGCGGAGCAGGTGGCCCGCCTCGTTCCACCAGTGTGCCATGAAAATCCCGTGCGGCTTGACCATCAGCATCTCGACCTCCGGTTCGCTAGCGGACCATGACCAGTGCCCGCAGTTGACGTGCTTGCGGCCCCATCCGTCGATGACCTCAGGGCCGAACAGCGTCTGCTCGACGCGGCCGCGGAAGATGTACCCGCCCGTGTTGATCGCCACCGGCCGGCGGGGCGCGGCCCGCAGCTCCTGGTTCCACTGCTGGTAGCTTGTAGGCATTAAAAAATCTTCCTGCGCTTGGCCTCAGCTGCCTTGTTGGCTTGGGCATGGCTCAACATCTGCGACAAGCTAGAAGCCGATTTTGTGCCTGCATCCGGAGGAATGCTCTTGCCCACAACCGCTTTGCCTTCATCGGTGAGCTCATACGATTTAATTCTTGCCGGGATTATCTGGATCAGGTATCGACTTGATCCAACCCAGTTCGCGTGCCTTCGATGCCGCGGCTCGATCTTTGCCCGATGTCTGATGTCCGTGCAGAAAGAGCATTCCGGTCGCGTGAATATGCCCGAGGATATTGTCGATGTGCGGCGTGAGCCCTTTCGGCGGCTTGTGTTTTTTGTCAGGCTTTGCTTCTCCACCCCCGCCACCCGTCCCGGTGAACTGCCCAGTATGCGGGTCATGCTGATGCCCGGCAGCGTCCTCTGTGTATTTCTCCACTGCCACTCTGCCGGTGATCTCCGGCAGCGACGCACGCACCGCGATCTCATTGATGCTCAGCATGGCCGGATGTCCTCCAGTCTGACCTCATAGCGGATCCGCCAGATGCGGCCGTGCTGCACCCGTAGGTCCACGTCGTGCTTGCGGGCGTTGAACACCGTCGCCCGCGTGTACGCCTTGCCGGCGATCGTCAGCCCCGGTCGCAAGTGCACCATGTCGCTGATGTGCGGCTGCCAGCCGACCGGCGGGGGCGACTCGAAGAGCTTCTCCCGCCAGCCCGGCTCGAGCGGGGGAATCTGCGACTCGGGGAACGAGCCCTGCGTCCCCCGGCAGCGCTCATTCACGCCACCGGGGGGAACCGGGCCAACATCGTGCGGGAAGTATCTACCGTCGACCAGTTCCATGTGTCAATCCTTGGGGTATGGCCGCCCAGCAGGGGTGAGCTTAGGAACATCATGTCCTTGCTCACGCGCTCGCCCCTCATGGTGCATTGCCGCGTCGCCGTGCATGTCTGAAGCGTGATGGTGTGCTTGCACATTAACTTCGTGTTCGCCTCTCTGACGCATTGCCTGGGCTTCTCTCTGGTGAATTGCCTGGGCTTCTCTGTGGTGATGAGCAGCCGCGACATGATCCCCGGTTTTTACTGCTTTTCGCGCCTTTTTCGAAGAGGCCAATGCTCCTTCGTGATGTGTGGACTGTGACGATTCATGCGCGCGTTTCGTAAGATGGTGTGCAGTCGCAGTCATACCGCCACCACCCCCGCCATGCCCGGTGAACTGTCCCGAGTGCGGGTCGTGCTCGTGACCAGTTGCATCCTTCGCGTACTGCTCCACTGCCAGCCGCCCAGTGATCTCCGGCAACTGCGCCCTGATTGCAACATCGCTGTCCATCATCCCCTCCAGTCCTTGCGATAGCCGAAGCGCCTGAGCACCCGGGTCTTGGCACGGCGGCGCTCCCCCGTGTCCCCGCGTGGAATCTGCTGCGTCGAGAAGCGCCCGCCCTTCGCCATCGTGATGGTCTGCCCCGGCGGCGTCTTCTCGGGCGCGCCTCCGAAGCCGTTGCCGTTCTCCGCGAGGTTCATCCCGCCGTGCAGCCCCAGCCCGAGCCGCTCGCCGAGCTGGTCTGCCTTCTCGTCGGGCGAGTCGTGGATCGAGACCTTGTCGTCCCCGTTCCCGTCCGCCGCGTCCCGGCCCATCTGCGCCGCCTGGGCCTCCGCCGACTGGAGAATCTTGTCGTCCTCGGTCGGGATCGCCGCCCCCACGAGGTCCATCACGTCGCGCTCCTTGAGGGCCGCCCCCATCTCGTAGACCCGCATCCACGACTCGAGCTTCTCCAGCACGTCGGGCTCCTCCATGTCGATCTTGAAGCGGATGTCAATGTCCTTCGCCGACGGCCAGTTCCAGTCCTTGATGCGCCGCACCAGCTCCGTCGTGATCGTCTCCTCGAGGTTGTTCCCGTCATAGCTCAGGATCTGGAGCAGCGTGTCGAGGTGCAGTTCCGACACGCCGCTGCCCAGGCCGGTAGGCGCTGTCTCGCTACTCAGCACCTGCCCCATGATGTAGCGCTTGATGAGGTGCCCGTACATGTCGGTGATGAGTTCCTTGAGCAGCTCGATGCCCTGCATCCCGGGCTCGACGAACTCCACGCCGTAGGCGTCCTTGTCCTCGCCCAGCGGCTTGGGGACAAACGTGATGTTGTGCCCGCCGCTGATGCGGTACTCGGCGGCCGCCTTGACCTTCGACAGCGCGTCCTTGTTGCCCCAGGGATAGGTCCAGACTTCGATGCCGCCCGCTGAGCGCTCCATGTACTCCATGAGGAACGCGAGCGCCTGCTGCTTCTGGAACCAGGTCCAGTAGATCCTGCTGCGGATGCCAACGCCGTGAATGGTGCCCGCATCCACGCCGTCCTCGTACGCACCGTCCTCAATCATGTGCTTGTGAATGATGATCTGGTCGCGCTCGTAGTCCGTGAGGAAATAGGCTGGTCCCCGGTCGGTCGGCTCGACGCGCTCAGCCCAGCGCTCGGTCATGATACGATCGAGCGCTCCAAAGCGAGCCCCCACACGGATGCCGACCTGACCGGGCCAGGTGTCGTAGGTGCCGTCGTCGTAGCGGAACACCAGCTTGTCGCCGTGGATGGGCAGCCAGCCCATGTCCTCCTGCCCTCGGATCGCATGTGGCATGAGCCGCATGTGGCCGGCGACACTGTTCCAGTTCCACGAGTGCTGGATGCCCGAGCGGCCGTACCAGATCGCCTCGAGCAGGACGCGCCTGTACTCGGTGAAGCGCCTGATCCGGTTGAGGACCTTCTCGATCTTGTTGCACAGGTCCTCCTGGTCGTGGGACTTCTCGTCCTCCGGCTCGAGATGCCACGGCAGGAGCGCCACCGAGCGCTGCCGCGACTCGACGCACTCCATGATGGTCGGATCGTTCCGCATGAAGCGGGCGTTCTCTAATGAGTCCTTGAGGGCTTCGTCAGAGGCACGGTACACGCGTGACCACGTGCCGAACAGACCCTGGAAGCTCAGAACGTGTGGGACGGCCGTATGGCCGAAATTCGGAGGCATTCCTGGAATCTGTCCGGCCGGGTCGCGTTTCATCGCCTCGGCGGCACGCACCTTCTGCATCAACCAGCCAGGGAGAGCAGAGCCGTCTCCGCCTCGGCGATGATCCTCGTTGAGCGCCCTGAGCAACTGCTGGGCGTCCTGCTGCTGGGGCGTTCCCTCAGTGAGCGCCTCGTGGAGCTGTCGGACGTCGCGCTTGTCGGCCATGTCATTCCGTCCGGATCATCAGGATCGGCTCACCAAAACGGGGGCAGGTCCCATAGAAGTTGAAACCGCTCGGTGGGGTCCCGCGAAAGGCCCGGAACAGGACGTGCCTGTGCCCACCACCGCAGCGGGCGCAGCGGACCACATCCGTCCAGAATGTGCCGGGCAGGGGCTCGGCCTTGTCGGGAATGCTCGCCGCCGTCGGCTCCTTGATAACGACTTCATTTGCCGCTTCGTCAAGTGTCTTCATCTCATCCCTCCGAGAGGACCCCTTGCAGCGAGACCATGTTGTGTCGAATGACCAGCTCGAACGTGTTGAACGCACCGCCCGCCGGCGTGAACGTGTACACGGTCGAGTACGCCCCCAGCCCGGGGAAGCTCGTGGCCGGAATCGTGTCCGCGAAGTTGTATCCCTGCCCGTCCTTCCACCACGCGTTGTCGGTCTGGAGCGTGTTGAAGATTGCGGACGCGACATTGACACTCGTGCCATTCTCGGTGAGCGTCACGCCGCCCCAGCTCGGGGCCTGGTTCAGGTTGAAGCGGCGCACCGTGCGAGTGATGCTGTTCACGTCGGCCTGGACGATGAGCACCTTGCCCGTACCCGGCACGATCTTGAACACCCGGCACAGGAAGGGCAGGGGCATCTGCTCGGTTCCGTCCAGCTTGAAGATGCGCTTGACGATCATATTGGCACTTGCTTGAAGGGAATGTTGACTCGAACTCCCATGCCCTCGCTGGCCGGCTCATCAGCGTAGCCAATAATTCTTGTTGACGAGGCGGCGGCTCCCACAACGCACCAATGGTTTGATCCAAGTTCAACTATTTGCCTGTGAAAGATTTCGCTCTCTGCCATAAAAGTGTGCTGAATAATAAGACACGGCACACCCAAACGGTCGATCTCCATCCGGATCATTTCAGCTTGCTCCTGATCTGCGCCATGATGTCACCTCCTGCCTCGGTCAGGGCGGCCTCTGTTCGGCGGGGTACCACGGTTGGGACGAGTGGCACCAGGCCGCACGAGCGCCGACTCACGCGACTGGAAGAGGCGGGTCTCACCCGTCCGAGTGTTCTGCCCGAGGAAGGTACGCTTGGTGAAGTACTCGCCTGCGGGCGTGAGCGTGGCTTTTCGCGGGACGTATCCATAGGCGATCCCCGCCAGCTTGTAGTCGAACCTGTGCCCGGAGACCGTCCCCCGGATCCTCAGCTTGTCCCAGACGAACTTCCCCTTCGACGCGGCCTTGCGGAACCTCAGGAACACGTCCGTAGGGACGTGGTAGTACTCGTAGAACGCTCCCGCCACCCGGCCCTGTCCGCGCTTCATCCAGAACCTGACCTTGAGCGTCCCGATCGCCGCGTTCTGGGGGTTCACGTCGAAGCCGATCGAATGAACATTCGACGATATTACGGGAACCATGGCTCCAGTCAATAGCGGGTCGTCTAAGCGCACGCGCTTGGGCCGCCCTGTTCCGACATCAAGATCGACGGTCCGACGCGTCTGCGCCGTTCTGGCCCGCTCTGGTGCAGGCTCGTCCTCGACGCGCCGGGGCGCTGACTGTGTCGTGCGGGCAGCGGCCCAGCCCGGCAGTGCCTTGCGGCTGACCTGGAAACCCAGGGTCTCGAGGTACTGCTGAGCAGCGCGAGCCTGAGCGGGCTCACCGCCACGCAGAGGGGGCGGCGGGATGACCTCGAAGCCGAACGCCTGAAGCAGGTTCTGGGCCCCTTGCAGCTCACGGTCCAGCGTCGTCAGCCTCTTGCCCTTGGGCCGGAGCATCGACCGGGCGATGTCCCCCAGCGGGCCGAGCGCCTGGTAGACCCGTTCCATGATCTGTTCTTCGCGGGTCTGCCGGGCGTAGCGCTCGACGCGCCCACCGACACGCTCGATCCATCCCGTGGGCGGCTGGCGCCTGATCTGCTGGGCGATGTCCTTCAGGTAACGCTGCGCCTGCCCACGCCGCACCGTCTGCCGCTCCAGCTCAGTGAGCATCCTGCCGATGCCCGACGTGCGGAACTCAGAACGCGCCGCCGCCTTGATGGCACGCGACGCGGCTCGGAACAATGGGCTGGGCATCAGATCCTCCCCTCGAAGAACAACACTCCCGCCTCGCGTGTGAAGCACATGATGAAGCACTCGAGCGACGGGAAGAGCTCCGTAATGTCGTCAGAGAGGCCGACGATCTCCATGCGCTCGCCGACGACGACGGTAGGCACGCCGGTGCGGAGGCACTGCTCGAGCATGTCGACTTTCCTCTCATTCAATGATCGTCGCGCCGCCATGTTTCCTCTCCGCTTGCTGGAAACCGATCCACCAGTACTTCTCGTTCTCGCTGCCGCAGGGGTGCGGGCATTCCTCGACTCCTTCAAGGAATGCCCTGGCACCCTCTTCACGGCAGCTCTCCGCGATGTCGTACATCTGCGCCACGGGACCAGGCGAGCCGGGCCCGAAGCGCCTGCCCAGTGGCGTCGTGCTGCGTAGGAACTTGCTCATGGTCCCACTCCCTGAATCGGGTGACCGTTGCCGTTGCGGAACTGCACACCGTATTTCCTCGGCGCGCCCCGCGACTGCGACGCGTAGGTGCCAGCGCCGTAGCCCTCTTCGCTGAACAGCATGTAGCGCAAGGCGTCCACCGCGTGGTCATCGTGCTTGAGCGGTTCCGGCCGCGGGTCCATCGGGTTCACGCTGCTGTCCGTCCCCTGCCGCCAGCGGTACGTGCCCATCTCCCTGACCAGGTTCGGACAGCGCCTGCGGAGAATGAGCAGCCGCGGCCGCTTCGTTGCCGGCTGCACCTTGAGCGCCCGGCGGATGCAGTTGATCCCCTCATAGACCGCGTTGCGCCCGTTCATGATCGACGGAAAGCCGTGGTGCATCGCCAGCCGCATACAGTCCTGTGACGACGGGTCGGCGAACGTCGCTCCATAGAACTCGTCCCACTCGGGCCAGTCGTGTTTCGCCTCGATCCTGGCGAGGTGCTCGAGCACGTCGAGCTCCTGGTCGGTCGACCAGTACTCGTCGTAGATGTACCACTCGCCCAGGCCGTTCTTGGCACCCCACAGGCATACCATGGCATTCTCCGGGCCGGCGCCCCAGTCGATCGCCCGGAAGTGCCTCATGCCGCGAGGCAGGACCATCTGGTCGACGCAGTGGACGAGCGGGTTGAAGCTGCGGTAGATCTGGCCGGCGAAGCTGGCCCACGCGCCGATCTTCCGCGTCTCGACTTCCTCGGGCGCCATCGCGCCGAAGAACTCGGCGTACCAGCTCGGGCGGACATGGCCGTACTCGAGCGCCACTTCGGTGTTGGCGCGATAGATCTCCCAGCCCGGCGGCAGCTTGTCCTCGCGCTGCATGTTCTCGAGCTGGTAGGTGAGGCCCGGGTCGACCGGCGTGAACTCGGCGAACTTGCTGCCGGGGTAGTTGTACTCGCGGCAGCCGCGGAGGACCTCGACGAGCAGCTCCCACGGAAACTGCTCGCTGAAGCAGAAGCCGCCGAGGGACTTCGCCTGCATCTTGGTGCGGCCCTGCTCGTAGGACTTGAACTCGAGCAGCCAGTTGCGGCTGGGCTGGCCGGGCCAGGGCAGCAGCGGCACCTTGAAAGGGTAGTTCAGCTTCTCGCTGTACCACACGATCCGGCTCGCGTCGATCTCGGCGCGGGGGATGTGGCCGTGTCCCCAGAGTTTCTCAGCCCAGCAGACGCTCATGGCCTGCTCGTAGTCGTCGCCGATGATCCAGAACGGCGTGTCTTTCCTCGGTGGAGGAGTGGACATGAGGAAACGCGCCAGCTTGTGCATGGCGATCTCCGTCGTGCCCGCACCGTTGCCGCCGATGCTAAAGGCCACGCCGCTGGTACGGGACTCCACGAAGCCCGTCTGCTGGTCGTAGCGTGCGGGATCATCGGGCCGCGGGCGGAAGTGGAAGTACGCCTGGTCTGCTTCCTCGAGCAGAGCGCTCGCCTTGTCCGAGTTCAGCGTTGCTGCCACCACCGGTAGAGCTCCAGAATTCCCCACGCGATCATCTGCACGATTGCCGCCACCACGAGAGTGACGAGCACGACCTCCATCCAGTGCCAGTCAACGGGTTTCTTCACGCATTGAGCCTCCGGCAGAACTCGGCGGCGTCCTTCTTGTCCCTGATCCCCTCGGCGATGACCAGCCAGTTGCCGTTGTGGGGCTTGTCGTCGCGCTCGCACCACACCACGCACCAGCCCGGCGAGTCGGTCATTTGCAGCACCCAGAACATTCAGTTCCTCCCGTCAGCAGTGAGCTTCGTCAGCTTCTCACGGATCTCCGCACGCACCTCCGCGATGGGCCTGCCCGCCACTCGAGTGTCCACGATGTGTTCGATCGTACTGCGGTCGATGTAGTCGCGGCTCTTACCCAGACACTTGAGGGTAAAGATGATGGCGGTAATGTCGCCCGCCTTGATCTTGGTGAATAGGGCGGACTCGGCGATGTCCACGATCCGGTGTCGTGCCTGCTTGCACGCCTCTGCCACTTCCGGAAAGCGGTTGCAGTAGTTTATCACCGTGTTGAGCGAGCATCCCAGGTGGATGGCGACGTTCGTGAGCAGCCCATGCTTCAAGCGGATCGCCTCGACCATCTGCTCCGGCGTGTAGCGGAATTTCTTCTGCCTGCGGGGATCTGTTTTTTGAAGTGGCATCGTTACAAACGACAAATGTAAAGAGTTAGAGCACCGGCTGAGCCTGGCGCTCGGGTGAAGTGGACAATGTGCCGTTGTGCTCGCACGCGTTGGGGACGAGCGCAGCGACGCGCCAGCCGTTACCGGCCAGATGCTCGGCCATCGTGTTCTCGGGCGTGGAGTAATTGGCCGGGCCGTCGAGATAGTCCGCCGTGCGGTAGAATCCCACCGGCTGACCCCCCGTGGAGGAAGCGCGGGTAGCGAAGTCCGCACGGCGGATGTGCGGCTGGTCGCCATAATAATACGGCGAGTTGTGGTCGATCTCCCGGACGTGCTCTCCGCCGAGGACCCAGCCGGCGTCCATGAAGCGGCAGAAGTAAGTGGCACAGCGGAGCAGGGCGATCCCGGGATCGGACTCGAGGAAATCGGCCAGCGGGGACAGGTCGATGTCCCTCTGCCACTCCCAGTCGTCTTGCTGGAGCAGGATGAACGAGCCGTAGCCCATGAGCAGAGCGTCGTTCTGGTTGCCTCCCAGGCTGGGTGGTTTTCCCCGCCAGTGTGACGTGGCCTCGTACTCGGCACAGATGTCCCTGGTCTCCTTGAACTGGAGTGGAGACACGTCGAGCGTCTCGCAGGAGACCCGCAGGACGAGCGAGTGCCGGCTGGCCCGCAGCCGGTCGCGGATCGAGAGCAGTGACCGGCGCATGTACTCGATCCGCTCCGCAGTTTTTGGCCAGGCGACCATGGACACGTCGATCGTCTTCATCGTCCCTCCCTGAT